TTATGAAAGCATAGACCGTTTACCCTCCCTGGGTACGACGGAACAGGGGTCCTGATGGATAATCACATCCGATCCCGGAAAACGCCGTAAAATAGCCTGCTCTACCTGATCCGCCACCATATGTGCCTGAACCAAAGGCAGAGAGTCTTCCATTTCCAAATGAATCTGAATAAAGCGGGTCGGCCCTGACTGCCGCGTGCGAAGATCGTGAGCGCCGCTAACACCCGGCCAGGAAGTCACGATATCAATAATTTCTTGCCGTTCCTCATCAGGCAATGCGCGATCCAGTAATGACTGTACCGCCTCATATCCCATGCGTAACGCGCTATATAAAATATAGATGCCGATCCCCAATGCAAACAGAGCATCGGCGCGATGCCAGCCGTACCAGGACAACCCCAGCGCCAGCAGAATTGCGCCGTTCATCATAACATCAGACTGGTAATGTAGCATATCAGCCCGCACCGCCTGGCTTTGCGTCCGGCGCACCACCCAACGCTGAAACGAGACAAGGATAATCGTACAAATTAGCGCCACAATTGTCACGATAACCCCGACGCCTGGATCTGTCATCGGTGTTGGAGATACCAGATGTTGAATACCCGTCAAAAACAGGAATAGTGCCGAACCGGAGATAAACATACTTTGCGCCAGCGCCGCGAGGGACTCAGCTTTACCGTGACCAAACGAGTGATTATCGTCGGCAGGTTGCAGGGAATATCGCACCACCAGTAAATTCGTCAACGACGCGCCGATATCCACCAGCGAATCCACCAGCGCGGCGAGAATACTCACCGACCCGGTATACCACCATGCAAAAATTTTAATCAGCAATAGCAGCGAAGCCATCGCCGTCGCAGCAATCGCCGCCCGACTGACCAGCCGTCCATAAGATTGATTCATAAATACTCCCGCTATCAACTGACGGTAGTATAACGGAAGCAAATCATCTGCAATGCATTAAGCAGCAGGCAAATTGAGGATAAAAAAAACCCCCACATCATGTGGGGGAAGACAGGGATGGTGTCACAAAAATGCACCTAACCTGATGATATAAATGGATTTATATCAAACACTGTCCACATAGCGTCCACATCGACTACTGAAAGCCCCTAAGCACATGGGGCTTTATTTTTCCTCTTTTTGGAGGTATGAATTTTACTCAACCAAATGTTTATTAAGGATTTTCTATGGCAACTCTTAAATCAGTGATGGCAATAGCCACCTTAATAATTTCACTCAACGCAAACGCGAATGATATTAAAACCCTTCAAAAGCAGCTTAAACCATGGCAACCCCTAGAAATCACGAATAAAAACAACTCGCTTACGGTGGTGCTTCCTGGCAAAGAAATCTCTCCTGACGCCTACAACAACCTGATTATGACTGGTGTATGCGCACCAGTCTGGACAAAAGACACGCCTGTTTCATATCTCAAAAAAATCAAAGAAATAAGCATAGTTAATCAATATAAATCCATCGGTTATGTTTTTTCCGAACCATTAAAAACATGCAATGAAATAGGTTCGTTGACGCCTAAACAGGGGCAAGTGTTACTTTCATCCCAAACACGTCTTTACACAGGGAAATAAGCTCCTAAACAAAGTTGAAAGCCCCTCGACTGAGGGGCTTCCTGTTTGTAATTACATCCACATAATTTGCTGCCCTGACGGCAACGGGTGCGGCCTTACGGCGTGGACTTCTCCCGGCTTCACGATGTATCGCTGTACCGACTCATAAGTGATGAACGTGGCACTACAATTCACGTTCTGGCACTGATGATAACGCTCTTTTGTCGTGTCAGTGATATAGCGGCTTGTACGCGCATGTGCGGCATGCTGGCATAAAGGACAATGAAACATCGCGAGCACCTCTTCCGGTTTTGTTGATGGTGCCATTTTAGTTAAATTATCCTTATAAAACAAACAGATAAAATAAAAACATCACTCATCATCTTCTGTTTCGTACTCCACATCAGAAAGCCTGACCTCAAGCTCCAGGGACGTCGTGAAGCCGCTATTATTCAGAAAATGTGTCACCTTAGTGATTGTCCAGTCCTGCTCGTCTATGACGCGCTTAAAGCCTGACACTTTAACCGGTGTTTCCGTGTAAATATCTGCCCGACCGGTAGCCAGGCTGATGGAGAACTCCGCAACGCCCCGTTGCAGTTTATCCCACTTCGCCTGAGCGGCGCGCATGGCCTGCGCTTTCGTGGCATATACCGTGGTCAGGGCAAAAACATTGTCAGCCTCACCGGCCATATATTCACCTTCGCGCGCTTCCGGTACTTTTGGCGCTTTCTTCTGCCTGACCGGTTTCGCTTTTGGGTGCTCCAGTGCGCGCAGGTGTTTTTCTTTCTTTTTGCGTTTCAGTTTTACCTTCTGCTTTTGCGGCTTCGGGTCTTTGGTGTGAAGCCACTTTGCCGTTACGCCGGTATAGGCTCCACGGTCAGCAATCGCAAAATGATGACGGTCGCCGTCGCTGCGGGTGATGGTAATCTGCGGGATTTTTTTACCGCTGGCCGTCACCCCCTGCCCCGCTTTGAGAAACAACAGTTTTCCCATTTTTACCGACACCTCACCGCCGTTGCGTTCAGCAAGGCGGGTCAGGAATTTTGCATCAGACTCCTGCGACTGGTCGATGTGCGGGATTTTAATTCCGGCCAGTGACGGAGCGACACTGGCTTCCAGCCTGTTACGGGAGGCTATCGCCTCAACAATCGCACCGAGCGTGGTGTCATGCCAGGAGCCTTCACGGCGGGAATTGAGCGTCCCACGAAAATCTGCACTCCGGGCGCGGATGGTGACCACATCCGGTGCGCCCCGGTGTTCAACCTCATCAACGGTAAATTTCCCTTTGCATACCAGGGCAAAACCTTTCCAGCCGATATACACCGTCAGGACAGCGCCACGAACCGGCAGCCCGACCTGCCCGTCGGCATCGTTCAGTTCAATATCAAGCTGGTCAGCTTCAAAGCCCCGGTTATCCGTCAGAGTCATGCTCATCAGACGGTCGCTGATATTGCCGGTAATATCCCTGCTGTCGAGCATCAGCATGTAATCCGGCGTCAGCGTACTGCCTGCATCAAATGTCAGCGCATCCAGCATTATCCCGCCCCCATCATACCTGTGAATCTGGTCGCCAGACTGCCGGCCTTACCGATGAGCGACTCCGCCTGTTTACCGATATCGCCATAAAGCGCGGCCAGTGATTCATCAACGCGGGTGAGCGACAGCGTAAAATCAATTTTCCGGGGTGTGCCGTCTGCAAAGAAAATACTCCCTGTTTCACTCACCCTGCTGATGACATACATGCCGTAAATCATTCCGGTGCCATCCAGCAACGGCCACGCCCGGCCTTCCTCTGCCATCAGTCTGAGCGTGGTCATCGTCAGCTTTCCGCCGGTCAGTTCAGGATAAAGCACACCGGCAAGCGTAATGTTTTCCTCACCCACACCGAGAAACTGGTAGGCATCCCGTTTACCGATACGGGAATTTGACGGCCAGCGATAATCTGATTCACGCTGCATGGTCTGGTGTGGCAGCGTCTGGCGCATAAAAACAAACATACCTAACGCGAGCATCATTTTTCGTCACCTCCTTAACCGTCATGCATCATGCTGGCACGGGCGCGCGCACGTTTATCCCGCTCGTATTTTTCGAGTGCATCCTGTAACTGGCGGTCGAGCTGTGTCCCCGGCGCAGTACCGCCCGTCAGGTTGATGTGATATTCGTTTTTACTCTGGTCCACATAAGAGCGGCCAGCCGGTGCCGTGACCGGCTGATAAGCCTGATAACCTGCATAAGAGCTGGCCGCCGGAATATAACCACCGGTGCCATACGTGGCGGCATGAGTTCTGGCGGCGGTCTGGTCAAGCGTGCCTGACTCTTTGTTGATAACGCCGAGTTTTTCCAGTACCCAGTCAATACCGCTGCGCAGTTTGTTGAACGCATTAAGCGGCAGCATCAACGCGTCAGCCAGTGCCTGCCCGAACATGACACCCGTGTCACGGCAACGGTTCAGGGTGTCCTGGGTGGCTTTGACGGGGGCAATCAGGTTTTTAAACCACTGCCACGCGGCCTGTAACTTTTCACCCAGCCAGTCAAACAGCGGCTTAAGTGGCGTGAACAGTTCCCCCACCGGCGCAAATGCCGCTTTCAGCCCTTCCACCACACCGCCAAAGAATGCGCTGACAGGCTCCCAGTATTTACGGATAAGCAACGCCCCGGCGACAATTGCAGCCACCACGGCCACAACCGGCCAGCTAATCGCCCCGATAGCCGTCATAACGGCACTACCAACCGTCGTGAAGATTGCCCCCATTGCGCCTGCTGCCGCGATGATGGCATTGATGCCGGTGATAACCGGCCAGGCAACAAGACCAATTGCACCGATGATGCCAGTAAGCGCCAGCGCGCCACCGGCAATGAGGCCAATGGTTGACGCCAGTGATTTGTTTTTCTGTATCCAGCCGTCGAGTTTTAACACATACTTTGTGGCCGTCTGCGTGAGCTTACGCAGCGCGCCTTCCTGCTGGTCAAACAGGTCTGTCCCCACCGCCTCATAAGCGGACTGAAACTCCTTAAAGTCACCGCCGAGGTTGTCCTGCATGATATTTACCAGCTCGGCGGTCTTCCCGTCTGAGGCTTTAAACGCAGCGGTCAGTTTGTCCAGCTTTCCGGTTGAGGCGGCAGTCATCAGCACGGCGGCGGCTGAGCTGGCCTCCTCCCCGAAAATGGTTTTCATGTATTCAGCCTGCTGGGCAGTACCGAGCCGGTTTTTCTCAAAACTGGCCTGCATTTCTTTCAGAATGGTAAATACTGGTCGGGTATTCCCCTTACTGTCTGAGGTTTTCACGCCAAGCTCTTTGAGTGCATCCCATGCTTTTCCCGTCGGTGCCTGCAGGCGACTTAACACGGCACGGCTTCCCGTCCCCGCCATTGAACCGGTAATTTTTGCATCATGCAGCGCCCCGACCATTGCGGCGGTTTCTTCAATGCTGACACCGGCATTTTTTGCCACAGGTGCAGCATAGGTCAGCGCATCGCTCATACCGTCAAAATCGGCGGCGGTTTTGTTCATCGTCATGGAGAGAACATCCCCGATATGAGCGACCTTATCGTTTGAAAGCTGAAAGGCGGATTTCATCCCCATCAACAGGGCGGCGTTTTCTTCCATCGTGCGGCGGTTCGCCAGCGCCATGTTCAGCGTGACCGGCGTTGCCGCCTGAATGGCATCAACATCCCCACCGGCTTTCGCAATAATAATCTGCGCACCGGCTGCATCATCTGCCGAGGCGGCGGTATTGTCGCCGAGCTGGCGCGCCTGCTTGCGGAGTGCGGCCATTTCGGCGGAGTCTTTTGCCACACCTAGCACGGCCTGCAATTCTGAGTTTTTCTGCGCAAACTCATAACCGGGCATCAGTAGCTTAACACCGGCCATCGTTCCCGCCGCTGCAATCCCCACACCGGCAGCGCCCACTGAGGCCATATTTCCGGCCAGCTCCTTTCCGGCCTGATAACGCTGTTTGACTGCGTTAAGTTTTGCCTGTTGCGCACTGACACGCGCCAGCGCGTCGCGCTGACGGTTAAGCTGTGCGGTGGTTTCACTGATACGGTTTTTCAGTCCCTGCTCATCATGTGCAAGATTGCGGGTATTAATTCCCACAGCGGCCAGTTCCCGCTGCTGGCGTTTAACGGAATCCGTCAGGCGGTTATATTTCGCCTGTAAGTCCTCCGCCGCACGCTTTGCGGATTCCAGCACTTTCGCCTGAGCACGGGTCGGACGTTCGGTGTTTTTAAACTGTGTGGCAAGGGCTTCTGCTTCCTGCCGAGCCTTTTCAAGTGCATGACCAGTCACGGCGAGCTGTGCGCTGGTCTTGCGGAATCCCTCAATACGGGATGCGTGACCGTTCAGCTCGCGCAGTGATTTTTGTGTTTCCCGGATATCCCCCGACAGCGACTTGCTCGCTGTGCGGATGGATTTAAACGGGCGGGATGCCTGGTCAACAGCCCTGAGCAATACCTGTAATTTTACATTGTTACTCATTCGTGTTTCCACTTCGCCGGAGCGCCTTTTCGCGCCATGTGATGAGTTCGGTCAGGCTCATGGGATACAGTTCTGATGGCGGCCAGTGAAATATCACTGCCACATCCGCCATCAGGTCATCGACCGAGAGATTTTTCGGAAACGTCACTGCACCGAGTTCGGCGACAAAAAACCGACCACCTTACCGGCCAGCGCCACAAGGTCAGGCAGTTCCAGCGCGGCGACTTCCTGCTCGGTCAGCATCGGTGCCGTCATGCGCGGCAGCACTTTAATCAGTGCATCGACTTCGGAGTTCGCGACTGCAGCCAGACTGACACCGCGCAGCGTCCCGGCATTGGGTTTCATCAGCGTGATCTGTTCGATAACCTGCTCACCACGTTTGACCGGATTGTCCAGGGTAATGACGTTTTCTTTGTTCATGGTTTTCTCACTTCTGAATCGGGGTTAACCGGTCAGCCAGACTGACCGGATGAAAATCACAGGCCGATATTGCGGCGGTGTTGCTCCAGCCGGTCGACGCCGTTCACCTTCTCAATCATGTTGATGGTGTCGATTTCGACCAGCTCCTTACCGTCCATCGTCAGCCGGAAATAGGTGCAGACCACGGAGATTTTCGACTCGGTGTCTTCTCCCTGTTTGCCCTCGCCGGTGTCGATTTCTTTCTGACGTCCACGCATGACCACCTCGACGGCCACCGTTTCGCCGGTATCGTCGCGCTGGTAAGAGCCTGCAAAACGAATCGGTACGGCATCCACACCGGTTGCGGCGTAAAGCTCCCAGATAACCGAATCCGGGAAGCCACCGAGCGACCACTCCATTGACAGCGCATCGTCATCAAGGCCGAGGTCTACCGGTGCGCTGCCGTTCATCCCCGCACCGCGATAGTTTTCGAGCTTACGGGTCAGTTTTGGCAGCGTGACGGACTTTGCAACGCCCTGATAGCTGTAGCCGTTCAGAAAGACGTTCATTAACTTGAGTTTGCGCGGCATTGCCATCGGTCAGGCTCCTTAATTGCTGTTAACCGAGGTGACCAGATTCGCCAGGTATTTATCGGTAATACGCTGGCGCAGGGTCAGGTTTTCAAGAGGAGGTACCGGTGTATAGTCGTAGTCGATATACAGTTTTCCGGCCTTGAGGGTTTCCGCATCGTTGGATTCTTCGCTGAACCAGCAGGTCGCATCCACGATATAGCCGTTTGTTTTCAACTCACGGAATTTGGCATTGATGCCGTCAACGATGTCGCGAATCAGCGTTGCGGTGATGGGCTTGTCCACCGCCCACATGTGCGCCTCAGCCATCGTGTCGGCCAGCACCTGCGCGGTGCGGGTGTAGTTTTCAAAGAGGAACAGCGGGTCATCAGAGCAGGTACGGTTACCCCAGAAGCGGAAACCGTCACGGCGAATCAGCGTTGTGACGCCTGACTCGTTAAGCAGGTCAGCATCGGTGCCGGACTCCTGCAAATCCCAGAATACGGACGCGCTGATTCCGGTAACACCGTTCACCCCGACGTTGGACAGCGTTTTATGCCAGCCCTGCTCCTGGTCGATTTTAGCGCGCAGACCCAGCGCACGGGCGGTGGCATACGCGGTGGCGGTGGTACTGGCGACCGTATCCCATGCGAGGAAATCCGGCCAGATGACCATCAGCTCACGCTGGCTGAAATTCTGGCGGTAGGCTTTCACCTCGGAAATGGTTTTACAGCCCCATGCGCTGATATACCCGAAAGCGCGCAGCTTCTGACAGACTGATGCCAGTGCAACCGCCACCTCTTTGGTGTCCAGTCCCGGCACGCCGAGAATACGCGGTTTAACACCAGTTACCGACTCCGCCGCCAGCAGGGCTTTCAGTCCGGTGTACTGACCGTTTTCGTCGGTGGTGCCGATGATATTGGAAACGGTCTGCGCGAGTTTCGTTTCCTCGTCATCACCGGTGCCGTCTTCCACGCGCACGACAACGGTGACCGGTTTTGACTGGTCAGCGATGGCCTGCAACGATGCCGCCAGCGTGCCTTTTTTACCGGCCTTTGCAATTGCGTTCTGCACATTGGTAATCAGCACAGGTTTATTGAGGGGGAAGGTTTCCGCATCCGCATCGCTGGCCGTGCAGACCATGCCGACAATGGCAGTGGATACGGTGGAAATGACGCGGGTGCCGTCGTTAATCTCCAGCACCTGCACGCCGTGATGATAGTCACTCATCCGTTTAACTCCGTGGTTAATGGGTGAGTGGTATTTTCAGTTGTGCCGGAGATGTCAGGCTATTTGTCCCGGTTGGCTAAGGGATGACACAATTTATTCTTTGTCGCTGATGAGGGGAATTTTTTATAGAGCGTGGACAGGCCAATATCAAAAATCAGCGCCACACGTTGACGAGATTCCCCCGCAGCCAGCAACCGTCCGACCTGCTCCCACTCACTCGTGGTGAGTTTCGGTCGTCTGCCACCAATACGACCTTTGGCTCTGGCCGCTTCCAGTCCGGCGCGTGTCCGCTCGACAATGAGTTCTCGCTCCATTTCAGCCAGGGCACCCATCACATGAAAGAAAAAGCGCCCCATCGGCGTGCTGGTATCAATAGCATCCGTCAGGCTGCGAAAATTAACGCCGCGTTCGCGCAGCTCCTCAACCAGAATGACCAGATGCCGCATACTACGCCCCAGCCTGTCCAGCTTCCAGACCACCAGAGTGTCACCTGCTGATAATGTTCTGAGCAGTTTTTTCAGTCCCGGTCGGTCGGACTTCGTGCCGCTGATTTTATCCTCAAAAATCAGCTCACATCCTGCACACTCCAGCGCGTTACGCTGCAATTCCGTGTTCTGGTCATTTGTTGACACGCGTACATAGCCAATAAGCATGAGCATCCCCCTGAATAAAAACCGGAGATGATGCCAGTTGCCCGTTATCTCTGCATTTTCATAAACGTTGGTTTGGGAGAAGGTTCGGCATTACCCGTTGGTGTGCCTGTTCCGTGGCCTTCAGCCACTCCGCCAACAGGCTGGCTGAAATGCAATGGTGCGGCTTTTTCTGCTGAAGAATACCCGGAACTGGCAAAAGTTTATCCGACAAATAAATTGCCTGATTTACGTGGTGAGTTTCTACGCGGTTGGGATGACGGACGCGGGATTGATTCTGCGAGGAGTTTGCTTTCCTCTCAGGGCGATGCAATTAGAAATATCACCGGTATCATTTCGGTATTGAATAATGGCTCAACAGCTGGGGCTTTAAGTCAATTGTCAGGTGCCTTTGCGGGGAGTAACGAAACTATACAACCTATCACTAGTGCTGGAGGTGGCGCTGATACAAGACCTTTGTCTGGTAGTTTTGATGCTTCCAGAGTTGTGCCTACAGCACCAGAAAACCGCCCGCGAAACGTCGCATTTAACTACATCGTGAGGGCCGCATAATGACACAGGCAAAATTAAACAGTGAATTTATTGCCACAGTAGCGGGTGATATTACCGTCTATAGCTATGACAACACGACACGGGAATACATTTCATCATCAACAGAATATCTTGCCGTTGGCGTAGGAATCCCGGCATGCTCCTGTTTAGATGCTCCTGACCCATATAAAGCTGGTTATGCAATCTGCCGTTCTGCAGATTTTAACTCATGGGTATATGTGCCAGACCACCGTGGTGAAACGGTATATAGCACTGAAACAGGAGAATCAAAAGAAATCACAGCTCCGGGTGATTACCCTGAAAATACAACCACTATCGCCCCATTAACGCCATACGATAAATGGGATGGTGAGAAATGGGTGACAGATACTGAGGCACAACACGGTGCCGCAGTAGAAGCGGCAGAAGCACAGCGCCAGTCACTGATTGATGCAGCAATGGCTTCCATTAGTCTGATTCAGCTGAAATTACAGGCCGGGCGGAAACTGACGCAGGCAGAAACAACCCGGCTTAACGCTGTGCTGGATTACATTGACGCGGTGGCGGCAACAGATACCAGCACCGCGCCGGATGTCATCTGGCCTGAACTGCCGGAGGCGTAGGCCATTCAATATCCGGCGCACTGGAAGTATCAACCAGTTCCAGTGCGTCCAGATAATCCAGCCACAAATTATATTGCGCCAGTTCGTCACCTTTCAGACGACCAATAGCGGCTTTACCGGGCCACTGCTTACTATTGATATAATAGTTAGCCTGCTCAATACGGGACCTTTTTTCGGCGTCAGCAGTTCTAACAAGTTCTTCGTGAGTCGGTTCAGGTTCATCTACCCATTCAGGGAAGCCATCATTCCCTGCTGCACGTATCTTGCCATCCGGTGCATTTTCTGCTTTCCAGGAGATAAATCCGTCCTCATCAAAATCGACTCCCTCATCAGGCCATTGCCCGCTTGCCAGGTAGCTATCCTTAAGGGAGTAAGGGAAAAATTCGTTTGTAACTGCTGAGTATCTGTATTTGGTCATATTTATTTCCCTATGGCTATCCAGGCAATTTCTGCTGCTGGAGTGCTCCAGTTGGCAATTCGGATTGTTGAAAGATCAGCTGACGACACGCCAACTGGTTTTGAAGGTGAGGGATCTGAACCCCAGAACGAAGCAAGAACAATATAGCCTGAGGTAGTAAAAGGGATTGGCAGCGTCCTTACCGCAATCTGTCCTGCCGCCATGGTTGTCCTCCCGCTCTGAATAATTGTCCCGTCTGGAAACTTTACCCACCCACTACCACTGGTCCATGCAGACATGTCTGGTAGTTGGTTAGCACCTGTTCCGACATCTCGTTTCGCCGCTTCGCCCAAACCAAGATTTGAGAGGGCCGTTTTCACCGTGCCATCCGATTTGATATCGCCAAACGGATTCTTGCGGCTTAACAGCAGCGCACGAAGCGCGGTAAGCAGCTGGTCGTGCCGCGCCTTCTCCAGACTGGCACCGGATGCCTCCACCACGCTGCAAAGCTCCTCCTGCAACATGTCAAAGTAGTCATCATCCAGATCGGTGGCAGGCGTGCCGGTCTGGGGGTTACCACGGGTAAAACCGTTCTTACCCGCGCCGAACTTATCCTTCTGCGCGGTTTTCGTGTCTATACGATGCATGGATTACTCCGGATATTTAAAAATTACGTAGGTATGCGACGGGCAGAGTTTGTTAAGCACACACTCGACAACGGTGTCGCCCCAGATACGCAGTGCGGAATCACAGGGATCGCCACATGTCATCCAGGTGGTGTTGGTGGTGGTTGGCATGTTGACCTGCCAGTAATACCGCCATTCCGGCGCATTCACCGCGTCAGTACAGGCCGATGAGCAGGTGAACGTGCTTTTGTCGTATCGCGTGATGGTGGCATCTGGTCTGCCCAGGGCAGCAAGCTGTGCAAGATAAAAATCCTCGTTGATGCCGCCCGCCAGGTTAACCTTCGCATCCAGCCGTTGCTGGCGCTGGCGAAGGGTCTGCGTTCCCGCCGGAATACATTCATCCGGCAGACCGCACAGACGCTCCCAGCGGTTTATCAGTTCAGTGGTGGTGCGCGGATCCAGCTCCCGCATCAGGGCATCCGCACGCTGATGAGCGCGGGTTAATGACGGTGCCGCACCGGCAATCGCCGGATCGCTGGCTGACCACGCCGGACCGGGGGGCAACAGTGCCGACAACAGACGGATGTAATCATCGTTTGTCACGTCCATGAAATCGTCCCCAGTACCGCCAGTTCATTTTTTGCAATGGAGATATTGTCTGCCGGTGCAAGCAACTGATGGCTGTATTCCCCGTTCGCACCGGAAATCGCTTCACTGATACGCGACACCTTCAGTTCTCCCTGCGGATAACCATCACGCAGCAGGAACGAACGCAACTCGGCGGTGATGGCAGCCCGTATTTCTGGTGTATCCGGCGTCACACGGATATGAAAATCCACCGTATGCGCCACCGGCCTGAACACATACAAATCAGAGCCTGCCACCGGGGCCAGTGGCCCGATATGTTGTCTTGCCGCCGTTTCCGTTGATTCTTCCGGAATGGGATTAATCAGGTCACTGCTGGCAATCATCACACCGACAGTTCCCGTTCCCATCCAGTGACGGTATGTCCATGCGCGGGTAATGCCGGGCACTTCTTTAGCCCAGACGACATAGTCCCCGTCAGCCCCGCCCTGCGGCGTCCAGTAATACCGCTCAATGACGCGGGCGCGCCACGTTTCCAGATCTTCAGTATCGAATCCGCCAGTCAGGGTATCTGCAACACCGGAAGACGGCAGACCATTCACCGGCGTGACCAGGATTAATGACGTACCGTCGTCAGCGTTACCGACCGCGCCTGCACTTGAGCAGGCGATCGGCACGCGCAGGACACCACCGGAGCTGGTTGCATCGGCAGTTGCCGTGTACTGAACCAGGTCATCGCGCTGAATCACGCTCCCGGCAGTCACCTTCAGGCCATCGCTGACACCTTCCCAGCGCATATACCCGCTGGCAGCCGTGGCCCCCTTGCGCGGACACCGTTTCATCGCAGCATGTCGCGCCAGCCAGGACTCATCGCACAGGTCAGGCAGCATATTCATTGCCAGATAATCGATGTACCCGTAAACCGTATGCAGCGCCGCCGCATACACCTTTGCCCGCACGTCTTCATCCATGCGCCGGAGCGTGTCGCTGACGTCCAGCCTGGCGAATAAATCGTTACGGAGCATACTGATATTTTCTGCCAGCGTCGGGCGCTGAAATTCACTGTCCGCCATGCGTTATCGCACTCCACAGATCATCAAAAGAAATCATTACCGGTCCGTCACGACGCCAGAGAGTGATACTGTTACCCAGTTCATTAATCCCGGTGCGGCGGATATCCAGATCAATACGGGACACCACGCCATCATCAATCATCCATTGCAGGCATTCGCGGATATACCCCCTTACCGTCTGCACCAGCTGATTGGTCAATTTGCTGCGCTGAAGCAGCCACAGTCGGGAGCCGTAACGGTCATTCTGTACCGCAGGCCAGGTATCCCCCCACCATCCCATCGGGACGTCGGCGTTGTCATCAGGCTCCGCCCGCCGCCAGGTAAACAGGGAAATCACCACGGCGCGGGTCAGCGGATCCAGCGGTGCGCTGGCGCAGGTGCGTTTACCGTTCACCGTCAGCCACAGTTCCATCATGCCTCCATCGCTTTATCAGGTTTGTCGGTGTTACTGCCCTGACCGTTCTCTCTGTGACGATGCCCGTTATAGGCAAGCCGCATCGCTGACATGGTGGTGCCGCCGGAGTCGCACAGGTCTTTCACCTGTCCTGTCACTTCCAGGTCCATTTCAAAACGTGCTTTAGGTGAATTGCGAAACGTGATCGTTTTACCTGCACCGTCCACCACGATCCCCTCCCGGGTCAGCGTCACGGACTGCCCCTGATCGTCATAGACAGCCACCTCCCCCGTCTGCAGCCCTTTCAGGCGGTAGCGCCGGTCCGACACCGTAACAACCACCGCATGAGAACGGTCGCCATCCGGAAACAACACCACCGCTTCCGCACCGCTGTTTGCCCTTGCGGTAAAACCGTAGGGTTCAAGATGTTCAACCCCGGCTTTGGGTTCACCGGCAATCAGGGACACATCCACGGTCTGACATTTCGTGGCGGCACTGATGCTTTTCACCACGGCCCGCCCAATCAGGCCGAGGAGTTGTCGCTGCATGGCTTCAATCGTCCTCATCAGAACGGGTCCTCCTGTACTCTGGTTTTTTTCTTTTTCCGCGCGCCGGGGGCTTCGGGTTCAGGCAGATAAGCATCAGGCGGGCCGACACGGATTTCCGTCAGGGTGCCGTTCTGGTCCTGAGTGAACGTGACTTCCGAAACAAGCAGTTCGGTATTGTCGAAACCACAGACCGGATCAAAGACAATCACCCGCTGGTTGGGCTGCCACAGCGTACCGTTACCCTGTCGCCAGCCCTGCACCACATAGGTGGTTTCATCCGTCCGCGCCGCCCGTTGTCTGGCTTCAAAGTCCGCACGGGCAATACAGCCTGCCCCCGTAGCCTGCCCTGTCTGCCTGATATACATCGGACGGTAACGGGCAATAAATGCATCCTCTGTGCGGGCCCGCAGCGCGGTGGTGGTGGCCTCACCGAAATCATCGTCGTTTCCGGCACGCTGCCCCGCCACCTGGTAAACTGAAAACCGCTCCCGGATACTCTTCTCCGTATCACAGGAAAGGATGTTTTCCCCAAGTACCAGCGCGGTATGTGCCCGCGTTGAGCCAACACCACCAATCACCAGCCTGCCGTGCGGGTCGTCATAAGCCAGCGCCTGCTGCTGACCGAGTATTTTGTTGATCACCTCGATCACCGTTTCACCGTGATCAGGCTGGACATCCGGAATAACACCCGACGGCGCATCGCTGTTCACCACCTCAATGCCGAAAGGCGCAGCAAGCGCCTGCGCAATCTGTACCAGCGATCGTCCGTTAAACTGTGTCGGTTCGGCTGCACAGTCAATCAGGTCAGCAGTCAGACTACGTCCGGCAATACCGGTGCTGACCGAACGGGCATCGTAACGAACGGGGGTCGCCTCCACCCAGCCGGTGATCACCAGCTCATCACCAATCAGCACTTCCACTTTTGAACCATTTTTAATGCGCGGCTGAAGCGTGGTGATACCCTCATCTCCCGGCCACTGGCGGGTGATCTCCACGCTGAAATCCCGCGCCAGCCGTTCAATACCGGCACCGATGCGCACCGATGTCCAGCCATTCCACTCCCGGCCATTTACCCGTAGCGTGACATTGTCGTTCATTGCACTGGCACCTTCAGAGGGATCACCGGCACAAAGCCGGGATGCGTAATGGCATTACGCCGGATAATGTCCGCGTCACGCGCCGCGTTATCAAACCAGGTCGCCGCCAGCACCAGCGCGGGTAAAACCTCATCCGGCGTGCGCTGAATGATCCGAGCAGACTGTTCAAGGCGCGTGTTGATATCCGCATTCAGATCTGCTTTCACCCGGCGCAGAGCCAGAAACAGCGCATCACTGGTTGTACGGGACAACTCCTTATCAATTGCCGTATTCAGTGTGTCGCGAATGTCGGTCAGTTCTTCCCACGTTGGCAGGTCAACCGTGTTTTTCACCGCCGGTGCATTGTTCAGCACCGGATGCGTGACGGCAGGCCAGCCGGAGCTCTGCGCGGGTGTTGTTGACTGCCCCACTGCGGCATTCTGCATCACCGCAGAAGTTGTTGGCGCAGGCAATCGGGTAACGGCATACGCCGCTTCGCTGATTGCAGTCGTACGAAGGGTGCTGGCAACCATGTTACGCTGCTGCGTCGCTGTGGCGGTGGTTTTACTGTCCGTTTTCCAGACGCCGCGCGGTTGCAAATCGCTGCCGAGGCTGACACCAGAAAGCGTTTTGATCATGGTGACCAGGTCGCTGGCGTTACCATAAAGGCGTTTCCCGGTACGCCACATTTTCTGCACCTGCTCAACGAAATTTTTGCCTGACGATGGCGGCGGCAGAAGTACCGAGATATCCCCCTGCAACAGCCTGGCGGCATCCGATACGGCAGAATCCACCACTTTCATCGCATCAGAAACATACCCCAGCATTATGCTGGCATTACCGATAACGTCGTTCTGCACGAAATCCGCCACACCATCGATACTGAAACCGCTGAAGCTGTCACTGATGCAGTCATCCAGTGCAGAACAGGATGACATCAGCGTCTGCGCCGTCGCCGCACCTGATGTGGGGTAAGAGAGTTCTCCTGCTTCGACAAACTTCAGGTCAAAGCGGACAATACGCCCTTCACTCTTCGATGTGCTGACCCGAACTTCTCCGTCAACACAGACTTTCAGCTCACCGTATGTCGGATGGACAAGCGTGCCGGGACCGGGTTTATTCAGCGCGTCAATCAGGCGATCGCGCTGGTCAAAGCAGTCATCTCCCACCACATAAGCCGTGATGGACGGGCGAAAAGTGATTTTCCCCAGGTCTTCGGTATAGGGTTTGTCGCGGTTCGGGTATTCATGTGTTTCCACACGGCGACCGGTTCCCGCACTTTCTTCTTCAACCTTAAACGGCACGCCGCGAAATGACGCGTCCTGAAGTCTGTCACGCCAGCCTGAAGACGACGAAAGTAATGAAGGTCGGGTGGGAAATGAGGATAAATCCATAGACTGACCTCAAAAAGGACTGCGTTATCGTGGAAAACGAAAAGGGGAATACCCCACATCGTGCGTGATTTTCATCAGGGGATCGGCTTTGCCCGGTACATCAATTATCTTCATACCTGGCGGAGCATTCTCGAACGTGACTTTCAGCTCGCTGTGCTGTGTCATGGAAGAAGATGGATTCAACAGCGGAACATTGGGTTTGTACTGACTCAGGCTGGCCTGATACTGCTCGTACTCTTTACGATCAAAAAAAGGCGTCCAGTCTGAAGCCAGAAACAGCCCTTTATTCTCCAGCCAGTTAACCGTATCTTCAGGAACAACACTTTCCAGAGTATCTTTAACCGGCTCATACATCAGGGTTCCCAGAAAACCATATACCCCGGCCTTCCCGATAAAGCCGCGGCCTTTCCCCATCAATCCCGTTTCTGCCGATACCTTCCCCAGCGTACGCATCTCTCTGGTCACTGCGGTAATGGATTTGGTAACGTCAGCAACCCATTTGGTTGCCATAAACAGGGCAATCGCTTTCAGAACAGTTTCCCATCCCCCCATCGCCTGCGCCGTTTCATCCACCACGTGCCAGACTTTTTTTATGACAGGACCTACGGTTTCCCAGTTATCAATAATGAGGTAAGCGCCACCAACCAGAAGAGCAATCAGCCCCTTAGCAGGCGTCATATTCATCACACCGCCGAGAACTTTCATAATTCTGGACAAAGAGCCTGCAGCGGCTCCCACCGTCAGTAAGGCCAGACCGATTTTAGCAATGGTCTTAACGAGCTCCGGGTTTTCACGGACAAACGTTCTCACTTCCTCAAGGAGCGGTTTTACCGCTTCAAGACCATCATTAACCTCAGGAAGAAACGTTTCCCCCAGCGTGGAAGAAATGGCATCAAGTTGATTTTGCAGAAGTAAAAGCTGGTTTTCCGTCGTCGCTGCCCTCGAAGCATATTCCTTCTGCATCGAACTGCCATACTGCTGGGAATCCGCAACCCGCCTGAAGTTGGTACGCAACAAATCAAGGTTAGTCAGCAGAGGTGCTATCGCGCCCAGAGACTCTTTCCCGAACAGGGCATTCAGCACAGCTGCCTGTTTTTCTTTGGGCACTTTAGCCATCGCATCCAGTACAGACAGCATGGTTCCCCGGGCATCTTTCTGCATATCAGCAGCTAATTTCTTCGGATTGATCCGCAGAAAACGTAATGCCTGTTTCTGCGATTTTGTCGCGGAATTTCCCGCGGTCAGGGAAAGCATGAAGTTCTTGATCCCTGTGGCGGCAATTTCTGACTCCACGCCCATCCCGGCAATGGTTGCCCCCATTGCCGCGATTTCGCCGGAAGCCACACCTGCAACACCACCTAAAGGACCAATACGCGTAACAATATCGGAGATTTTCTTCGCATTCGCCGGGCCGGTATTACCAAGGTAGTTGATTTTGTCAGCCAGCCCGGCCACTTCATCCTGCGTCATATTAAACGCAGTACGCCACTGGGCCATCATCTGCCCGGACTCTTCAGCCGTGGTATCAAAGGCCACGCCCATCTTCACCGCATCAGTGGCAAACTGCATCAGTTCATCACGTGCAATCCCGGCCTGACCGCCAGCCGCCACAATTTCCGCGATCCCGTCTGCAGACATGGGAAGCTCAGTAGACAAAGCGCGTACCTGCTCCGTCATGGCCTTAAACGCATCCGGCGTATCCAGACCGTCCACCACTTTGCGGACATCAGCCATCTTCGATTCAAGGGTGATGGCTGATTTTACAGGGAGTGCCAGTGCCCCCATTATTGCAGTACCCGCCCCGGCAGCGCCCAGAGCAAGGCTGGAGACTTCTTTCTGAAACCCCTTAAGCTGACGCTGCATACCTTTAAGCGGGCCGGACAGCCTGTCAACGGCGGTGATGATGGCTTTCAGCTGAAAATTATCAGCCATGCTTCATCTCCTCATTTATACGGACGGCCTCTGCCTCCAGATCAGCAAAGTGGGAAATAGCCGTCCGGCGAAGTTCAAGGGGGTTTAATTTCCAGAACCACGCGACATTGTAGAATCGCTTCCGGAGGTCTCTTCCGTCTCCAAGCCGGTAAAAAAACGCATTACAATCATGCCTGCCTTGAAAATATCCAGCTTCGTCATCTGCGCTGCAGACGAGCGCGGGATCCCGGCCAGAAGCGGGATATATTTCAGCGCTACCTGACTGTCCATTTTCATACCACCATCAGGTGAAACAGAGAAAGGGAACCCCAGCGCCTCAATCTCGTCATACGTAGGCTCACGTATTTCCAGCACATGCAGTGTTTCTTTGTGGGCGATGATCGGTTTTTTAAGTACAAGCTCAATCACTGGTAATCCCCTTCTTCACCGTGGAACTCAAGATCAACCGTGCCTTCTTCGGCATTATGGTTCGCTTCGCCGTGCAGCCAGGCAGACGACAATACATAGACCTGACCGTTCGCCAGCTCGGCAGTGATGGTCATCTCATCAGACGAGGTGATTTTGCTCACCGGAAAATTCTTCGGCACCTTGAAGGTCCCTTTGACATAAGGCGCACGGTGAGTTTCCTTGCGGTCCACTGAACCGTCCAGGCCGATGATGTCATCATTGACCGTCCTGTTCATGGGCACCTCAATGCCGCCGGTCAGCGATAGCTGCTGACCGTCAATTTTGAAATAACAGGTTCCCCCGATACGGGCCATTATGCAGACTCCTCTGAATACTGAAGACGGAACTGGTTAACCACGGCAAAGACACGCAACTGGTTAACATAGTCAGGCGGGAACAGCGTGTTCAGGCGGTTCGGATCGCTGTCATCACGCTCCACAACCAGGTACTGCTTGAACAGTTCGTAGTTTTCCACGATCCCCGCGCGCTCGAGCTGACGGTAGGTTGCCAGCAGTTCCCCTTTGATCACCGCCGGGGTGACAATCGCCTGACCGGGACCAAAGCGGGTACCGTCACTGGCAAGCTTGTGACGCCCGTACTTACTGGTAATGACGGATTTCAGTTTGCGCAGTACATACGCACTGGTATGCAGCGTCTCGCTGTCGAGGTAGCTGTTATCCGCAACCCCGTAAGCATTTTTCCTGTACGTGGTGACATCACGCTGAATGCGCAGCACCCCGCTTTCGACATACGCCGTTGCCACGCCATGAGACAGCAGGGTCTGTTGTTCGGTCATCGTGAACCATTTCCCCTTCGGCGCAGGCAGCATACCCACCAGCACACCGGTCTGCGTGGGACGTGCCGGATCGTTGCGAATAAACACCGCTGCGCGGGCGGTACGGCTGGCTGCCAGCTCGTCGGCAGGCGTCTGGGTCTCTTTTTCGTACCCCGCCAGGGTAATGTGCTGCTGGTTAAACTGGTCACCTGCGGTCACCAGTTCTGACAGCGTGCCGATCTTTGCCGTATACACATGACCATACAGCTGACGCGCATAGCTCCAGCGACCGCTGGTATCGTTCATCTCGGTCACCAGTGTGTTAACGGAGGCCGTGTCGTTGAACGGAAGACCGATATAATCAAACGGCTCATCCGCCATTGCAGCCACCGCGCCGGTGAGAACAGGAGCCCCCGTTCCGGCGGTCCCCGCCGCCACGGCAATCTGTACGCCCGCAGGCAGCACTTCTCCCCCACCGAAGCCGTAGTAATTGAGGCTGACAGGAATTTCATTCCCGCAAAGCCCCTTATGACGCGCGGTCAGTGTGACCACGCCAGCCGAAGATGAAGCTGTAAACGGCAGAGTCGGAACGGCATTGATGGCATCCTGGATACTGCTGGCAATCGTCGTGACGTTATCGCCGTTGGTCACCGGAGCCTGCACGCGGGTACGTCCCACATAGACATTCACCGTGCCGCTTTCGGTTGCTTCCCCGGTCACCGTCAGCGTAACCGTTGCCGCCGCGCCTGTGGCTTCCGGAACGGCAATCACATACAGCTCGCCAAACGGGTCGGTCTGGCGATAAGCCTCGACCATACGCGCCAGCTGACTTCCCGCACCACAAATCTGGCGTGCATAGTCTGCCGACGGCATCAGTACCAGACTGTTGGCAACAATCTCTGCACCGTTATTGGCATGACCAATCAGCAGCGATGCTCCGCTGTCCTGTGCAGTATTCGCCGCCTGGTTATCCATTTCCGCATAAAACAGCGGAACCAGCGTATTCGACGGAATGGTGTTAAAGCTTATCGTCATCGGTGTTCACCTTTTTATTCACGCGCCGGATATCACCCGCTGCTTCACGGCGCAGCCAGTAGTTGTTCTCGTCAACATTTCGCCCTTCGGCGGGCAAAAGGTCGCCGCGGGCAGGGTCAGGCACTGACCGCCCTTTAACAGGTTTGACAAACATGAGGATCCTCAGGAAGGAAGGGTTATTTCGGTGTGATGTTCGATATCGCCGTCAGGCCCGTTACCGGGCTCGAGATAATCAACATCAATCGCCAGCGTTTGCAGTTCATCCAGACTGTTCAGATCATCCTGCTGGCGGGTATCGTCTTCAGTCAGCTCGCTGATGACCGAAAAATCGAACTGATAAATCAGCTCATGACGATTCAGATCCAGCAGCGTGCCGCCGTCATAGGTAATCGGGTTACCGCACGCTTCCGGGTTCCAGCCCAGCAGGGCCTTAAAGAGCATCTGCCGGACATCGTCCACCACATCATACGAGGCAAACTGACCGCGCTCATCACGCCCGTTACTCAGTATGACAACCACGGAGAAGCCCTCTTTCAGCTCCTGCCAGTAGTCGGTCTGGCTTTTGTTTTCTCCCGGAGAGTCATCACCCGGTACCACATACGCCGCCGGGAGTCTCAGCTTTCCGACCTCCGGCAGATTTTTGAACTGTGCCGCGCCTGCCACCCGGTTTTCAAAATACGGGCAGCGGGCACGCAGCGCAGCAATAACAGGCGTCAGTTTCATCTGTGTCGTCGCTCCGGCTTCAGTGATTTACGCAATTCCCGCGCCAGAAAATAGCGTGTCCAGCTGCGGTTCTTTTCAAGAGTTTCCACCATGAAGTTATTACGTGGAGCCAATCGCCATCCGCTGCCACCGGATGCACCACGATGATGACTACGACGACGTTTTGCTCCTCCCCGGACACCAAAAAACAGAAACGCCGGATAGAAGTCACCAGAGATCATCCGGTTCCCCTTCCCGTTGCGCTGGTTAGGGGCAATGCGTGTCATAAAACCGGCTCGCTTTTTACTGGCTCTCGGCACCATATAACCAATCGAACGAGCCAGGCGTCCGGTCTGATAACCGGGGTTTTCACCCGGTGCCGACCGCGCACGGCGCATCACCAGCCGACGGGCATCACGCATATGACGCTGCCCAATCGTGACAAACGCCCGCCGGACACGGGCGCGGTTAAAGCGCATCTCCGCGGGCTGCTGAAAATCAACGTGAAAAAAGGGAGTCGCCATTGCTGCCTCCGTGACTCTGCCTGCATTCGCCCAGCTCCGTACACTCCAGCAGCAGAAAGCGCCGCGCCCCGTTCAGATCACGCTGACGTTTCACCCGGTACACACTGTCATCACAGACCACCTCATAATCAGCAGTGATCCCCCGGCGGTAGCGAATGGTGATGTAATGGGTGATGGCGTCTCCAGTCTGCGCGGTTTCCTGCCAGGTGGTGGCACTGGTCTGGATAACCTTCGCCCATGCCCGGAACGCAACCGGGTATTGAGGCTCCACGCCAAAGTTATCCGCGGGCATATCCACCCGCTGGCGGATCAGGACGCGTTTATTCAGCTCGCCTGGGTCAGGCAGAATGTAGGTTGCGCTGGTCTGCGCCTGACGAATTTTCATTGCGGAAAGTACCTGTACGGGCCGACAAGCCAGCCAAAACTCTGCGGCATGTCGAGTTTCTCCACTTCCGTAACCGACGAGCGGTTTTCGTAAAAATGGCTGATAAGCATCAGCATCCCCAGACGAATATCATCCGGCAGGTGCAGCCCGTCCGGATCGCTGTCCGGAATGGTTTCATCCGGTGCATAGAGCTTCCGGTTCAGATACGTTTCCGTCCGCTTTTGTGCCGCACAGGCCAGCAGTTGCAGATGGCGGTCATCAGCATCGAAATCCTCATCCAGCCGGAGTTGGGCTTTAATCTCTTCCATTGTCAGAAGCATACTCAGCCCTCTTTACTGGTCGTGGCTTTTTTCTCTTTTGCCGCTTTACTGCTTTTTGCACTGATTCCGCGCTCTGCTAACCCGGCCTGAAGTGCAATCTCCTGCACCCGGGCAGGAAGCGCCCCGTCGTCATACTCACCGGCCCGAATGACCTCAACACGCATACCGTCCGGTGACCATTTCAGATCTTGTTTCAGGATCATGATTCTTCACCCGTCAGAACAGGGGGCGCGGTTCCGCGCCCCTGAGTGATTACGCCGCAGCAATCTTCAGCAGTTTGATGGCCTGCGAATCGACCAGCATCCCGCCGGTGCGCTTGGTGGTATAAAAACCGACAAACGGTTTATTGGTGTACGGGTCACGCAGAATGCGGGTGCCGATACGGTCAACGATGGTGTAACCCCGTTTGAAGTTACCAAATGCAATGGCTTTCGCATCAGCGGCGATATCCGGCATCTGTTCGTTTTCAGCGATACCGTAACCCGCCAGAGAGGACGGCTGCCCCAGTTCCAGCCCCGGACGCCACAGATAGTTACCCTCGCTGTCTTTAAGCAGACGGATGGCAAACAGGCTGTTGTTGTTCATCATGAACTTCGCGCCAGTGCGGTGTGCATTACGCAGCGTGTAAATCAGTTTGATAATGGCGTCTGCGGTCACCGCCGTCGCTTCGCCGGATACAATATGCTGAAGTTTGCCGAACGCCCGGACCTTATCGGTTTCATCCGTGGATTCATACGCCAGGAACCCTTTCGGCTTCTTGGTACCATCGCCGGTGGTAAAGGCAATTTCTTCCTGTTCGGCAAATTCGGTTGCCAGCTCGCTGTTGATCCATGCTTCCACGTTGAAAAAGGCATCATCCAGCATTTTCTGGGTGGCCTGCGGGTTACCGTAGATTTCCCCCATGAAAGGTTCAATCAGGCCCAGTTTTGAGGTGGCAGTCTGGGAGCGCGCGTCAGTCTCGCCAACCCATCCGGAAGCCGTGCCGCCCAGATTCACCAGTTTTTTGTAGTCGGAACCACCAACGGTGAGCACCGTGGCTTCCTGGCGCATCACCACTTCATCTTTCAGCAGGGTGAGAATGTTGCGATCCAGTGCTTCCGGCACGGCATAGCCGCCGTCTTCATCGGTGCCCACCTGCAATGCCTTGCGCTCCAGATCGCGCAGACCATCTTCACGGCCTTTACGCAGGAAGCCCACAAACGCTTCTTTATGCTCGGTGGCCAGTTTATTTTGCGCACCACCTGCCGGACGTTTCAGCTCAAGCAGCTCTTTTTCAAGATCGCTTTTGAGGTTTTCCAGCTCGCTGAGTTTCCCGTTCAGGGTTTCCACCTGCCCGGCAAGTTTGCCTTTTTCCTGCTCAATCGCCTCCACGCGCTTGTCGTTCTTTGCTTTGAAGTCGTCAAACTTCTGCTGCAGCTCCTGCGCGACCTGTTCGACATCTTTAATATCAACCGCCATCGTATTTCTCCTGATTAGAAGTTCAGATTTTTCAGTGCATTCAGTGCAGAGCCCACATCCTCAGCGTCGCGCAGGGACAGTGCGCCATAGCCCCCGGCCATGAATGCTTTGGCCTGGGTACGGGAGAGTCCGACATCACGCAGGACTCTTTCGATTTTTTTCTGTTCGGGGATTTCCCCGCGGGCCAGCGAGTTCTTGACGTCGCTGATCCGCGCCTCGTCGTTAGACGGGAACGTCACCAGACTGACTTCCCAGAGGTCGATTTCTTTCAGCAGAAAGGCTTCTTTGCTCCGGTCGTATTCCCAGTCTTTCAGGACGTACCCAATAGAAAGGCCGGTTAACGAACCGGCCTTCATGTGTGCATGTGCGCGTTTTGCCAGGGGATCATCATCAATGAGCAACCGCCCCCTGACGTAAAGCCCGACATCGTCTTCCTTCATTTCGGTGTAAACACCGATGGGTTCATCCATGCGGTGCTGCCAGAGCAGCGCAGGTAACGCTTTTCTGTCACTCCACGCCCGCAGGGAAGCAGCAAATGCCCCGGACATCACCACATCATCGTGACTGTCCTTTACACCAAAGACGGAGCCATATCCTTCAAACTCACCGGAGTCACTGACAGATTTCAGACTCAGCGGTACATCAAGACGTTGTTTCGTCTGCATTGGCGTTATCCTTCTGCTTACCGGCTTTACTGCCATCGGAGGGTTTCGTGGTCATGTTCATCGGTGTGAGATAGACATCCCCACCGGGACGCGGATTCATATCTTCCAGGTCGCGACAATCATTGGGAGAGTAAATTCCCCAGTTAATCCCGGTGGCGTAGGCTTCAAAACGGGACTTCATATCCCCGCGCAGTAACGCCCCGGCGTTAAATTTGGCGTAATAAATGCCCTGCTTACTTTTTCGTACCAGTCCGGTGTTGATCCGCTGCTCAATGCGGGTCAGATACGGCACCAGTGAATAATTGATAAATCCCAGCCCCAGCTCTTCGATATTGTTGAAGGTGGCGCGATCGGTGTTCTGCACCATGTGCAACGGCACCCGGAACAGACGACAGATTTCTTCAAGCTGAAACTTGCGGGTTTCCAGGAACTGGCTGTCCTCGGCGTTCAGCGCCATCGACTTCCAGTCCAGCCCCATCTCAAGGATCATCGGGCGGTGAGCATTGCCAAGCCCGGTGTGACGCTCCTCAAAATCTTTCTTCAGGCGCTCATAAGCCTGATCTGACAGCGTCTGCTCTGTACGCAACACACCCGACGTCACCGCGCCATTGCTGAACAGTCTGGCCCCGTGCTCTTCGGTCGCTGCCGCCAGCGATATTGCCTCGCGGGCATAGGCGATGGGATTCAGCCCCACCAGTCCGTCCAGCGTCAGCGTGCGCACATGCCAGATATCCTCCTGGCTCAGTACATCCGTGGAGCCATCCGGGAATGTGACCTGATAGACCGGCTCCCAGCTACTGTTAAGCTTCGGTACCACACAGCCGGGATCGACGGGCAGCAGTTCAGCCACTTCGCCAAATGCTTTCACTTTGTAGGCGTAAAAGTTTCCCCGCAGGCACAGACAGGTGACCACCAGCTCCCAGAACTCCTGCGGCGTCATATAGCCATTGGGATGCGTGGAGATCAGCTTATGCAGACGTTCGCCAGTGGCTCTCTGCTTCAGGCTGCCGTTCAAGTGATACAGGTTGCAGGGCAACATCCCGACCGACTCCGCCAGCACCCTGACACAGGAAAAAACCGCCGTCAGTCGCATGGCCCGCTGGCTGCTGATCTGCTTTCCGGTATAGGTGTCGTAGGACAACCCGATAGCATCCGCCAGCTCTGCTGGCGTGGTCATCGGTGCGTCACTTTTTCGTTGAAATAATCCCGAAAAGAACACTATTTACCTCCGCCGACAGACGACTGTGTACGGTCAAGATATCGCGCCACCAGCCACGACCAGAACAGGCACAACGCCCCGGCAACAACAAACCCCGCCGGGGGATAAATCAGCCAGGCACCATACGCCAGCAAAAGCGCCCCCAGCACGCCCACCAGAGGCGCGAGAATCAGCATGATCATAATTACCTCAGTTAAAGCGAGCGGATCCCATAGGACTCAATGTGGTCAGACAACGTGTCTTCTTTCTCGTACAGCATGGCTCTGCCAACCGCCATAATCAGCGCAACTGCACCATCGATTTTGTTTTCCGCCTGCTCTTTGACGGGCTTCACCACATCATCGTTACCCGGAATGGTTTTGCCGACCACGTTGCCGATACACCAGGTCATGATGGGATTGCCATCATGATGAAAGCGCCCCGATTCAATTGCCGCTTCCAGCTCTTTCATCGGGTCGGACATGTTGGTGTAGTTCTGAATGATAGTGATGGGGTTCAGGTCTTCATCAGCAAGGTCATGTGACAACCCGGTCGCCCCGAAGGGGTCGATGGGTGACTCACTGACCGGGCTGATTTTGTTCGCTGCTTTGGCCTCCTCGAGGATGTAGCGATAATCCACCTCTGCACCATCGGTAACGGTCAGGACGCCCATTTCCACCCATTTCTGAAAGCGTTCGGCTGTCCGTCTATCTTCATTTTTCTCGACGCTGTACACCGTGTCATACGGTACCCAGAAGCGCGGGGCCACACTGTAGTAATGCGTTTTACCGTCAATCTCGCGGGTATAAAGTCGCGCCATGCTGTTCATATCCAGCTTACGCGCCAGATCAAAGGCCAGAATGCACGGCTGCCCCTCGAACTGCTCAAGGGTCAGTGATTTATCCTCGCAGCTCTGCCAGCTCACCAGGTTGAAATACGCCGAACGCGCCGACACCCAGATATTGAGGTGTTTTGTTTTAAAGACGTTTGCCAGACGGGCGTTATTTTTCGCACGCTGCTGCTGACTTAACAAAAATTCGCGATAAACCGACACGCCAATATTTGGATTGGCTTTTTCCAGCACCTGCGGGTCGGTCCAGTCGTCACCTTCATCAACGGTATAGATGATCCCGAACAGTTCATCGTTAGGCACCGAGCCGTTGAGCATCTCGATGACTTCCCGCCGTTTGTCGTAGCACGGCCCCTCAATGTTGTACCCGGCGGTAGTGATAGCCCACATCAGTGGCTGACGTCGCGCCCCCATCCCGGTAAGCATCGTGGTGTAAAGCGCATCTGTGGCGTGCTCGTGATATTCATCCACCACCGCACAGTGGGGTGATGAACCATCACCGGGGTTACCGATCAGCGGTTCAAAACGCGCACCATCCTCCGGACGGTTCATGTTTGAGGCGTTAACCTCAATCCCGAACGCTTCCGTCAGCATGGGTGTGCGTTTACACATCAGTCTTGCCGGACGAAAGACTTCCCATGCCTGTTTCTCTGTCGTGGCACCGGAATACACTTCCGCGCCAAACTCGTTATCACAGGCAAAACAATACAGGGCGACACCGGCAGAGATTGCCGATTTGCCGTTCTTACGGGGGATTTCGGTATACACCTCCCGGAAGCGGCGCAGCCGGGAGCCTTTATTGACCCAGCCAAACGCACAGCAGATCACAAAGAGCTGCCACGGCTCCAGCGTGATGGGCATCCTCTTGAATGCCCACTCACCCTTGGTGTGCGGCAACAGCTGAATAAATTTGGCGGCCCGTTCAGCCAGGTCCTTGTCGAAGCGGTAACGAAACGACTTACTTTTTTCCGCCATCAGGTCATCAAGATGGCGCTGGCAGGCCTGAATCACAAACTGGCAGGCCACAATCTTTCCGCGAACGACATCCCGGGCATACTGATTGGCAGCATTTACGTTGGGGTAAGATTTCCGGCTCATGATTCGATAATTTTCAGAAACGGGTTAGTAGCTTTCTTCTGCCCCGCCAGGCCAATCAGACGCTGGCGGCTGCTGGGGTCGAGTCCGAGCATTGCCCCCGTGCTGCTCATCTCGGACTCCTGTTCTTTTTTGGCGGTCAGCTCCGGATTTTTGACCCTGCCGCCCATTGCACCGGTGATGGTGTTGCCCTGTATGGCAATATTTTTCACGGCACGTCGCCAGAACTCATAGGCCACGCACCACCGCTCAAGCACCGCGAGGTCAGTCACGCACAACAGGCCATGACCGCAGAGTTCTTTGGTTGTCAGTTGCCACATGATCGTGGCGAGAGGGAGATCTTCTTCAGCGAACCACTCTGGTGGCTCAACACCTTTGATGGGCGTAAAAACAGGTTCATCTTTGTTCAGGGCTCGCTTGCCGGGGTTTCCGGCCAGCGCCTTGCGCGCCGTTGGCTTGGGGCGACGCCCGGAACGCCCCGCCGTTCCAGCCATATGCGGCACTCCTGGTTAAATTTCATTTTTCGCGGGTATAAAAAAACGATGGGGCGGGCAGTCCGGAAGACGTCAGGCCGCAGGGATTTGACCCGCCCCTCCCCTCAAGCAGTTGAGAATTATTATCACTTCAACCGTTCACGGGCCGTCTTCGCCTTATGACACGGCCAGCACAGACTCTGCAGATTACGGTCGGCATCAGTGCCGCCATGCGCTTTAGGAATGATGTGGTCAACGGTTTTCGCCTCGCGCACCACACCGGCACGCAAACACAACTGACACAGGCCTTTGTCACGCTTCAGCACACGCGCGCGGATAACGTCCCACTTCGAACCATAACCGCGCTGATGACGGGATTGTCCTGGCTTGTATTGCTTCCAGCCTTCGCCTTTGTGTTGCTTGCAATAACCTGACGGGTCTGTGGTTGTCGATCGGCAGCCGCGAACACGGCAGGCTTTTGGTGTTCGTGGTGGCATTGAAATATTCTCTCTGATACTGCTCGCACGATATGCATAAAAACCTCCAACAGGCGGTTTATGTGTAGACGTATCTCAGTACTTAAATAAGAATTTGCTATTACTTTGAAATTGAGATGGTGTGGTTGCAATCGGACTAGATGTCGCAGCTATCTCTTCAAGTAACTCAGCTTTCCAGACATGCCCTAGTTGCAAAGATTCACTATGCGACACTTTGTATTCTGCAGCACTAACGACTTGTTCTAAGAAAAGATCACTGTTTAGCATTTGCATACTTGCATAAACGCCAAGGAAATGAATTTTCATTCCCATATCCATGATCATATTCCCTTCTTTTGTAAGATAACCACTGTGCGTGACATAGAATGCCGGAGAGCCTGACATTCCAGGGAAAGCAGAAATATCGACAACTATTAATTTCTTCCCATCGAAATCGATATCTGGCTCACTCGCTAAGCTTCCTGTTTTCCATATTGGAAGGTAGTGAGTCGTGTCATGATAACCATGAGGATATCCAATCATTACAACAGGAGATGAGGGGTTTATCTGGACATTAGGCAGTGTCGTTGTTTTTGAGACTACTTTTACTCCTGTGTTTACAAACAACTCTTGAGGCAAAGGCATCAAGATAATGTCTGCCTCTTTATCTGTGGGGTGCTCCAACCACAGCGGTGAACCATCTTTAAACAGAGGCATCGTATGTTTGAATAGTTTTCCGGTTTTATCTCTCAGCTGAATATCAATACTATCGCCTATAAATGGCTTTACACCCCTTTCGGATGGGCTGATTCCAGTTATTACATGATAGTTAGTTGCAAGGAAAATGAAACCATTGCTATGTTGATAAAAGAACCCAGTACCTAACGACTTTGACTCTCCATTAGACCTCAAAATTACTAAAGTAGTTACCAGAGATAGCGGCTGTACGTTTTGCATAAAATTCATCCAACATGAACTTCGATATAGGTTGTAAAAGCATACAATCATTCCAGAAAATTCTTAACCAACTATTTCCGATATATGAATCGCCAATTCCGATCTAGCTATATAACCTCACTTTTCAGCAGAGTTTTTCTCCGAAAGCAGGTGCTCACTCTTTCTAATGTCTAACTTATCCCTATTACAAGACGCCAGCGCCGACAACAGGCTTACGTTCAAATCCAGGCTCCCACTCCATGTCAGCGGGTCGGGGATAGCTGGTTGCGGAGTTTCAGCGGTCAGATTCGCTAGTAGTGGTACCGCCGAAACTGGTACGTAAACTGTCCGCGTACCGGCGCAGCCGTTCAGCTGCACGAGCAGGAACAGGACGGGCAGCGCAATCATCATTCGCAAAAGCCATTTTGATATCAGCCTGGGTTCTCTGTGACTCCAGTGCGATCTGCTGTTTTGCATGCTGGTTAGCCTCCAGTACTGTATTGACGATTTGTAGTGATTGCAGGACGTTATTAGTAATGGCAGTTGCCGATTTGGCATTTTGTACAGCCTCATCAGCACGTTTCTTTTCGTGCTGATATTTGCTGTAGTAGTGGTTGGTTGACCAGATGAAAGAACAGACGACAGTTAAAAGGAAAGCAGCGATAATCAGCTTATAGCTCAACTTCATTTACCACCCCACCAGCCTCTTTAAACCTGGCAATCAGGTCACCGATTTTATGTTCATACTGACCATAACCAGCGCCCGGCAGTGAAGCCCAGATATTGCTGCAACGGTCGATTGCCTGACGGATATCACCGCGATCAATCATCGGTAAAGCGCCACGCTCTTTAATCTGCTGTAATGCCACGGAGTCCTGGCTTCTGGGAGAGAAGTCTTTCAGCCCTAGCTGCTTGCGGTAGGCATCCCACCAACGGGAAAGAAGCTGGTAACGTCCGGCTGCTGTTGATTTGAGTTTCGGATTTAGCGTGACAAGTTTGCGAGGATGATCGGAGTAATCAGTAAACAGTTCACCACCGACAATGACATCATAACCGTGGTTACGTGTCGGTTGTCGCCCGTTATCCGTTCCTTCTGACCATGCAACCATATCCAAGAAAGCTTTACGCTGGGAATTTAGTGCCTGCATAAATTACTCCTTCGAGCTACCAAATTTGTTACCGATTACTCGCATTGCAGCCCCACGAATTGCATCGACACCAATCAGCCCAACACCGCCACCAATGGCAACAGAAAGAGATTTAGGCCATCCGACATACTCAAGAGCGGATGCAAAAGTCAGCGTCAGAGCACCACAGAGCAAAATCTCGAGCGTTTTTCGTTTCCAGCCACCACCACCGCCAAAATAGGCAATGCGCAAGCCAGCCATAACGATCGACATAATCACTGCGCCCAGCGGTGTGTCTCCACGCCACCAGCTCTGGAACAACTCCAGCCAGGTATTTGGGTTATGAGGCATTTGTAGTTATCTCTCACCTCGCTGATACAGCAGGTGCAAATTGAGGGAACATCATGTACCGCAAATCAGAAGCGGAAACATCAAAGAAGCCGAACCGATGGAGAACTGCGGAATAGGCCAGGACCAACGAATCCCCAGCCACAGAAACGACAAAACCCGCTCGACGGCGGGTTTAAGCTGTGTGGCGAAGTAACCACTCTTAACAGATTACAATGTTTTTTGCGGACCGCGCTAATGATTTCCTCTTTTTTTTGTTGTATTTTTCACACGGTTGCTAAAATTATTTCGGATCGATAATGAGTACAGAAAATAAGAATAAAACTAGGCGAGTGAGAGTTGGTTTTTTCACTGGTAATGGAAGCAAAAAAGATGGCACATCTGCTGCAAAACTAGCCTTTGAGCAAATGACCACAGCAGATACTGAAACTTTTCCAATAACTTACACAACAGACACCCCAAATCGAGGGTTAAAGTTAGTTATTCTTCAAAAAGATACCACACTGCAATGTTACTTTGGTTACGTATCGTGGAGAAGGGAATGCCTACTACCGTTCATCGAGGATGCTACAGGTAGTGAGAGAACAATTCCTTTAAATGATAAAGATTCTGTAGTTGAAAGAACATATTTTATCTATTACTACGAAACGGACTTATTAGCTATGACCCTCAACCATATAGGGCCCAAAGTAAATGATCTGGCATTCATTTTGTATAACAAAACTGATTTAAAAAGCGTCACTTTTGAAGCCATTTGGAAACAAGAGAGCATGAAGGAACTGCTTGAGGACGGAAATATCCTACGTAGTTTCGATCTTATAGTTGCTGCTCCAAGAAACTTTAACAAAGCTAATTATAAGATTAAAAACCCTTTAGCTAATGAAATTATTGACATGGTTGTTGGTATGGGCGGGTCGCATCTAAGATTAAATATGCGAGGTCGGATTCGCCCGAAAAAACAAGGGTTTAACTATCTAAAAACTTCTGTCACCGATGCTATTAAGGAACTACTTGAACTTTTTCCAAAAGGTTCTGGAGGTCTAAAAATTAAAAAAATTGATGTAACAGAGCCATCCAATAGAACGCCCAAAAGTCTACTTGACCAAGTATTGGTCAGTACAAAGACAATCATTGTCAAAAGCGGTTATCCATCCGATTCTGATATCAGAACGGCGATGATATCTGCTAAAATTGATAACGCGAACTATCTTGCACAGTATGAGCTCGCTAGCAGAGACTAATAACCAAGCATGGAGGACACAATGAGAGAATTAGCCACTTTTCTCTGGAAATGCGTCCTCTGGATTCTGTTGACCTATGCAGCGACAAAACTGTTTAAACCGATGAAGCATGCTGACGTACTCACAACAGCGGGGGTGCTCTCGACTATATCAGGCATCCTGTTTGGTTTTGTTCTGGCTGCAATATCTATATTTAGTAGTGCAAACAGCGATAAGGAAGGAGCAATTAATGCCCTTAAGCAAAACAACGTGTTACCAACTCTGGTAAATCGATTACTTTCAACAGGGTTAACTCTCATCGTCGCATGTATATTTCCATTGATAGCGATGTTTCTACCTGATGATGTTATTGTTGCGGGCAAACCTATTGATTTCCTATTCATACTGTTAGGCTTATCCTCCCTTATAATTTCGCTATATACCTTCGGAAGGTGTTGGTTAGTGTTACGAAAAATCTTCCCCCACTTGTGACAGGTTGGCCTCATATGGGGCCAACCTGTGCAACCCTAAGCGTCCATTTCAAGGTTAACATCCAACATTGAAAGGCAACCATCAATAAATCCTTCGGCTAGTTGTATTTCTATGCGTACCAATTTTTCATCCTTTCCACGCACCTTTGCAATCTTACGCTTGGATATTCTGTATAAATAATGTGCCACAAGCAGCGAGTGCTCATCTGGCTTTTTTTGCTTTAGACGAGCAAGACAACCTTCAATAATTAAGGCATCACTATCCGAACAAGCCAAGCGTTTCTTGCTTGTATAGGGAAGAAGTCCCTTAAACCCAGCGGCTATAGGTGAATAATCAACGCCTGAACTATCACTCGCCGCCCATGCCCCCCAACGCTCCAGAACCATCTGAATATCACGCATCAACTTTCTCCACCAAATCAGGCCAACACACCAATCGCCAGCGCACGATCGATAAAACGAAATATCAGCTCCAGTTGGGAGCCATACTTCTCTTCAAATGCCACGGTATCTGCATGCAGCTCGTCGTGATGCTTTCTGCACAAAGGCAACACAAAGAGGTCATGCGTTTTTGTCCCCATTCCGCCCTGACCGTGACCTATCAGGTGGTGAGGATCATCAGCAGACTTTCCACAACATGCGCACGGCTGCGTCTTAACCCAGCGCGTGTACTTTTCGTTAACCCAGCGGCGACGTTTGGGGCGTAACATAAAAGACTCCGGCGACTCCGGATCCACTTTCAGCGCCAGCACCTTTTTCGCTTTATCCTGGATGATGCTGGTGGCAGGAACCGAAGGAACAAGGTCACTTTCCCGGGTGACAGACGGCACAACAGGCTTCGGTAATCTCAGTGCCTTACGGGCTGCACTTTCCGGTAAGGCATCCGCCAGGTCATTACGAACCAGCCACCAGCATAGTTCCGGCATTGTCACAACGTGACTGTCATCAAAACCGAGATCCCGACGCACAACAGACAACATCCAGCGGGCACAGTTATCCGTTGCCATTGATTCCAGCCGTTCCGTGAACTGATCGCGCAGCTGGTTATCGCAGTGCCAGCACAGACGGATTGCGCCCGGCGCGTGTCGCATTGTGGTCATATTCTCGCTGTGCCAGTCGGAATGAGGCCACTGGCAGCCTTTTTCACGAAGTAACCAGCTTTCAAGACATTCCACTCCACCAGCACGACGGATCACTGCCTCATTGCGGAACACGGCCCGAACAGCAGGATCATCCGCCAGCGGTTGTGATGCCGCCGGAACGGCACCACTGGCGAAAGATGAATAACGCTCCGGCTCAGGCTCCAGCAGGACACGCCCCTGCATAAACAGGGGCATCAGCTCTGAACCTGGCCTGAACAATACGATCCCCATACGCGGGGCAATTTCAGGGGTCAGTAGTGCTCTCACGGTCACCTCAATGAACGGTATCGAGCAGCTTTAACAGCTCAGGGAATCGGGATTCGAAGAAATGCGGCTGCGTCTCGCGCGGATTTGCGGGACTGGTGATGTTCTTGCCGAACATGCAGCCTTTCGCTGTCAGCGACCAGAATTTTTTGATGTTGTTAATCGCGGTACGGCTGTATCGTTCGCGCTGCTCGACGATCCCCAGCTTCACCATCTGGTGATATGCCTGATTAGCCGTCAGGCGGATACCATACTGCTTCAGCAGTGCACTCAGTGACAGCGTAGGGCGACTTGAGCCATCGGGTGCATCGGCAGGAGCATCAATTGCATAGCGCGGAGCCAGATTCGGTAAGCCAACAGCCTCCTGGAGTTTCTGACAGGCACCAAGCACTGAAGAGTTAGACAGGTTTAACTCCCTGCGCATAAAGTCCAGCAGAATCACTCCAGCCTGCATCTTGTCAGCAGCCTGCCCGGATAATTTTTCCGGTGCGCTGGTTACCATATCGAAAGTACGGATCACCTTCAGATGGAATGACGGGCTGATCCACATTGCATAGGCATA